CATCAACTCATAATTGACAAGTCTTTCGGTTTTATGCCCGTTTGCACAGGCAAAATCAAACATTCTTTTCATTCAATTCCTCAAAGGCTCGTTCACTGACCTCTTTCAAGGTTTTCAGCCAAGTCAAGATAGAAAGTTCACCTTTTTTGAACATTAAGGCATTTCCATCAGGAATAACGCTTAGATTATTCAACGACTCTATCATAATGTCAATATCTACAGTTAAATCCTTCCAGCCATCAGTGGACATCATGTCAAAGCGGCTTTCGTAGTATTTTTGGAGTTCTGGGGTCATGGTGCTACAGGCCACTCAATAGTCCAAGGGAAACCAGCCTGAGATGGCACATCCCGCAGTGCTTGGCAGTAATCTTTCCACGCCTGTGATGGAGTCATATCACTGCGAAACCGCCAATCAGTCTCTGATAACTTAGTATCCCTAGAGGCACGAACAGACTTGGCTTGCTCTGCATCCTTGGCGGCTTTGTAAGCAGCTTCATTCTGAGCAGCAGTGGTTACATTGCCTTCAAGGTCTGTGGTGTCTGTAAAGACAGGGCCAAGGATGTGCTTGGTGTACCACTTTCCATCAATCTCCTCTACGCCATTAGCTTGCGAGTATTGGTAGACAGTGCCACCTGTGGCTTGTGGGCCTTCAAAGATGACATCAGCACCCAAGGCTTCTAGAACCTCAGTTGTTGTTCTGTCCCATGTAGGGCCACCATTGGCTTTTATGTATGCACGAAATTCTGCCTCGTACATTACTTGCCCGTCATTTGTTCTGATTTGCATGATGTTTCCTTATGCGTAAGACCAGTGGCCTTGGTAATTGTTTTTGCATCGCCACATAACTGTTGCTCGTTTAACACCAGTTGCTTGTTCACACTCTGCTGAAGTTTGAAACACACCAGCAGGTGTGCTGTATTGTTTGCCAAGCATTGCCAAAGCCAAAGCCATGGAATGCTCTTTAGTTTTTGGCTTACCTCTTAAAGAAGCGCCAATCTTTGCAGACCATTCCGTTGGGCGAGTAGCGCCAGCATGGGGCAGGCGGCTATTTGCTTCAATAGTGTCGCAATACACGTTGGTAAGGTTGTATGGCCCCACATCATTAGTACGGCACATTTGAAAACATCCAGCCTTGCGTCCACGCTTGTCCCATTTTCCAGTTTCAAGCCACCAAGTTTTCCATTCATCAAATGTGAATTCAAACTGAATGCCTCGGCGTTTAGCATCCGATTTGCTGCGTGTGTAGCCTTGTTTGAACTTGTCTTTAGTCATATCAGGCCACCGCAAAAAAGATGAACGAACCACCATTAGCATTTATTGCAGCAGGGGCTGTACTACTTATTTCAAAACCAGCAGAATAGGTATCAATGTAATCTGTGCTTGTGACCTCTGCCGCAGTTGAATTCAATAAAAGATAACTGTCATTACCCGCCACAATGCCCCTTGCCGTATCCCACACATACCAATCGCCAGTAGAGTCAGTGCGCTTTATGAGTACAAACCTAGCCCCTGCTGTGAAGCCACAGTCAATTTGCTTTGTTGTGCCTGTACCTGTGTATGAGCCTACTTTGGATACACCAGCGCAGGTTGCGAATAGGTAAGAAACGTAAGTTTTAGCTGATAGATTGTTAGCGCCAGCGCTTAACGGCAATCCAGTTGTTGTGGGTTTGGCGCTAAACATATCCCCACCTGTACCATAAGTTACGGCGGTATTTGCGGCATTGGTCGTACTTAATGTGTTTTGGTCATACGTTGTGCTGGTGAAATTAAAACAGGTATACCACCCAAACGTGCTATCCCTATTTTTATTGATTACAAGTTCAGGTACTACTGTCAAGTTATGGCTAACAGTAGTTGCAGAACCCGTCCCTGTATAGCAGACCTCATCAAAAAACGATGGGGCTCGGACAAAGAACTCCCCAATTTCAGGATTTGGACTTCTGTTATATCCATAGTTGCTACTGTCTGTACCCAAAGAGATTCCGTTCATATTAAATGAAGTAACGCCTTGAGTTATTCCAGTTGATTCACTGTCGGTATTGAATGTACGCAATACATTAGAAGAGCCTCTAAGCTTATCATTTACAACAAAACTATAACCTGTTGCAGCAGACCGATCTCTTATAAGAGTTAAGTCTGGAGAGAAATTAGTTCCTGTAATGCTTCTTGCCGTATCGTTGCCAGTCCATGTATTAGGACTAAACACACTCGTACCCGTAGTAGGCACTTTCATCGGGCCACGGCGTATGGCTATGTAGATGTAGGTTGTGCTTGCTCCTAAATCTTGAACGGATTCAAAACCTGTGGCTGTTGGAAAAAAAGCGTATGTTGCATCACCAAAACCGCCTATTTCAACATTTGATAAATTAGGTTGCAATGCCGCTGTTTTTGTTAGCGAAAAGCCACGCATACTATCAATTACAAACCAATTTCCAGTAGCAGAAGAACTTTTAATCATTACATACTGCGGCTCATACCCAAGGTTTACGATTGCACTACCAGCAGAATCACAAGTAAAACTACCACAAGAAATCACATTGTCCGTACCAGTCAGGCCAAAGCCACCGCTGTCATGGGCGAATATATATGCGATGTAGGTAGCTCCGCTGTCATTAACTGTTGCGTCAGTGCCGAGGCTAAATACCGAACTTGTTGGTGTTGTGCTATTCCATCTTGTTGCGCCTGTTGCTTTAGCGGCTGTGGTATTTAAAACAAGATATTCTGTATTTGCTAATGAACGATGATAAATCTGCCATGCGCCTGATGTATCTGTACGCTTAACCATAATGCAAGCTGGTACTGAGCCTAGTGAATGGGCAATTGTTGTATTAGAACCCGTACCCGTATACGTTTGAATATCAAAAAACTTAGGCTGCTTGCGGAATGTCCACGAGACGTAGGTGGCAGCAGATGTGTTGTAGTCGGCATCAGCACCAATCGTAAATCCAGTTGTGCCAAATGCAGTTAAGCCTGTGGTTTCAGTTACTTCTGCGGCAGTAGAATTTGATTCTAAAGATTTTGTAACACCTCTTGTTGTATCAGTTAAACGATGACCAGTTGCGCCACTTCTACCTTTTATCCAAGTCAAACCACCCTTGGTAGACAAGTCAATATTATTAGTGATAGTCTGTGAAGCACCTGTACCTGTGTACAAAAAGCAAGAAAACACATCTTCAATGTAGTTTGGTACAACAGCCACACCATTGCCAATAAAGGCATCTTGAGAAGCAGCACCAGAAGTTGCTTGTAATGGCATGGGTTAAGCCTTAAATTGTGTGTTACTTGCCAAGACAGTAAATGTTGCACTGCCTGTTTTGATAATGAGGTAGCGATAACTGTCTATGCCACTTGCATTACCCGCAGTAGGCGCACTACCAAACCATCTTGTAGTTACACCTGTAGCAGTGCCATCAACTTGCACAGCACTGTTGTAGTAAGCAGTAGCACCTTGCGTCACCAAGAAAGCCACAGTCATTGACTGACCTGTACTCATCAATGTATCAAGAGATGTACCGCTAGAACCTCTAAAGTTAACTGTCCAGTTAGCACTTGCGTTGCTTGTGTAGTACAAGACCGACTGAGTGGTGATGTCGTAGTTAATCGTGCCAGTAGCCGCTGTAGCTGAAACTGTTACTACCTCTGCCGCATCATTCAACACAATCGCTGTTGCTGATGATGTGCCTGAGAATGTCTGTGTGCCTGTAAAGGTGTTGGCAACATTGACAACAGCAATATTAGCCGCCGCCAAAGTGGTTTGACCTGTACCACCATTAGCAATAGGCAAAGTACCAGTGACATTGGTTGCTGCATTGACAAAAGTAGTTGATGTAGTTCCTGTACCACCATTGGCAATAGGAAGTGTACCTGTTACACCTGTAGACAAAGGCAAACCAGTTAAGTTAGTTGCTGTTCCACTAGATGGTGTTCCTAATGCGCCACCATTTACAACAGGAGCGCCAGCAGTTCCCACGTTTACAGCTAAAGCAGTTGCTATACCTGTACCAAGTCCCGATACACCAGTAGAAATTGGAAGACCCGTTGCATTAGTCAATACACCGCTTGCTGGTGTACCCAGTGCAGGAGTGGTAAGTGTTGGCGATGTAAGAGTCTTGTTTGTCAGAGTCTCTACACCTGTCAGAGTGGCAATGCCAGCACCCGCTAGGGTAGTTGCACCCGTACCGCCATTAGCAATAGGCAATGCAGTACCTGATAAGGTAATTGCCAATGTGCCACTGCTTGTGATTGGTGAACCAGTAACAGACAAGAACGCTGGTACTGTTGCCGCAACACTGGTTACTGTTCCACTGCCACCACTGCCATTTGCAGCGGCTGTAATTCGACCTTGAGCATCTACAGTAATGTTTGCTGTGGTGTAGCTTCCTGCCGTTACAGCAGTGTTTGCCAAAGCAATAGTTCCAGTTGTGGTAATTGGGCCACCTGATAAACCTGTGCCAGTTGCAACACTTGTAACTGTTCCACTACCGCCACCACCACCAGCGCCACCGCTGGTAATAACTTTAATGCGGTCTTGTAGTTCTGTAGAAACCACTTCACCTACGTTGATCTCTCGACCATTAGATAAAGCAATGATTAAAGAACCATCAAAGTCGATGTTGGCATTGGCAACAGATACGCCATCAATACCATCTACGCCATCTTTACCCTTTGGGCCTTGTGGCCCTTGAGAGCCATCTTTACCATCCCGTCCAGCCTTACCATCTTTACCATCACGCCCATCTTTACCATTAATCCCGTCACGACCATCCTTGATAGTAATGATGCGCTTCTCAAGAACATTGGCTACATTGTCAAACTTATCACGAATGTCGGTGTCTATCTTCTTCAGAGATTGGACAACCATTTGAGCATTCTCAGCCGCCTTACGCTGCTGCATTTGCTTAACTTCTGACACAGAGTTGTTTACCGCATTAAAGATATTATCTGCAATGCCATCTACATTTCCATCATTGAAGATTTTATCTATTGCCATTTGCCAACTCCTGATTCAGGTTTTGTAAAAACTCATTTTCCATGTCTACTACAGTGTTTTTAGCATTATTCATCTGCAATTCAACAATTTTAGACTTATTCTTAATGTCTGCTTCCTTGAGCATCAACTCAGCAATCTTGACACGCTTGTCAAACTCTTTAGATGCTTCATCATCTTGATTAGGCAGATTCTTGGTCATTGCCGCCATGTTCTTTGCCTGTACTTCTTGCGGCAATAACTGCGCCTCAACTGACAATTTGATGGCTTCTGCCTTGTTTTGCTCTGCTTGGCTTGTCTGAACAGCGATATTTGCTTGTGCAGCTTGCATTGCCAACTCTGCTTGCATCTGTTGCATCTGCTGTGCTTCAGGATTAGGCTTGCTCATCTCATCCAAAGCCGCCATCATCTCGTATCTGTTGCTCAAACTTGAATTTGCGATGATTCCCTTAAGAATCACAGGCAAAACAGGTGTATTTGGGCCAAGAGTCTGCAACAAACCAATGAATTGCTGCTGTTCGTACTCACGAGCAATGATTCCAAGGGTTGCAGTGGGGATGAAGTTCATGTCAACAGAGGGATAACGCTCTGGATCGAACTGCATGAACCTAAAAGCCGCCTTCTTGATGAAAGGCACAAGGAAATCTTCTTGGAAATTAACCAATGTACGCTTGTACTTCTTAATGATAGAAGCAACCGCCATCGACATACCACCCCCATCACGGCTAGATTGGGAAACCATGCCATTTGAGTCAAGCGTACCTGTAGCTTGTAGCAACATTCGCTCAAAGTCTTTGGCAGTTGCTAGGTTATTTGGGTCACTCTGACCAAACTTGAAAGGATAGAGGATTTCATTGGGATTGCCATTGGTGAGAATGGCTTTACCAGCCTTAATCTCAAACTTCATGCCACGGGGCAAACGTGTGGCATCCATAGCAACCATTGGGGCAGTGGTCAAAGCGAGTGAATCCAAGTGAGCCCTAGTCTGAGCATCAATAGCTTTCTGCATATTGAAGGCTTTTTCCACTGTACCTCGCCCCAACAAGCGATTAGGCACTGTATCGTCTTGGTACGACAACACTGGCCTGTCTTTCATCATGTAAGGGTTTTCTTCAGCCTTGAGCAACATACCATCGTTGGCAATTACGACAATGGCTTCTACCATGTCTGAGTAGTCTTCAG